TTTTCTGGCCTGGACCTGGTTCAGGTCTCTTAATCAGTCAATGATCTAACTCATCGCTGCAGTTTCACTCGTCACAGTCCTCGTGGGTCTTGATTCCCGGGAAGTACTTGCGTGCTCCGGTGCGAGCTGACCAGCGGAGTTTGACGATGGGGTGGTGTCCTTCGCCGTTAAACTCTTCATCGACTTTCCCTTGGTACTTTTCAAGGTGGTGGGGGTAGTCTTTGTAACTGCTGGTGTTGTTTCGGATTTCTGTAAGGGCCTTTTCGACATAAAAGTCGGTGAGCTCTTCGATGATTTTCCGAAGTTTGGTGTTTTCTCTGTGCTCGATTTCGAGGACCTGGGATGTGAATTTGGCGTTTGCTTCTTTGGTGCTGTGCATGCCGTGGGATTTTTGTCCTTGGAGATGCTCGAAGTAGTGGGCCATTTCTGTTGCGGATTTGGGGTTGTTACTTTGTCTTTTACGATTGGGTTGGTGGGATGTGCGACTACGTCCCCGACCATGGCTGTTATTTTAACCTCACGCTTATTGTTCCAGACCACAGGAATGCTGTCCAGATTTTCGGCGTCGGATATGGCTTGAGCCCTCTCATCAATTTCGCTGGTAGTCATATTTAAATCGTTGGCAACTGATTGTCGTATGATTTCAGCGTCTTCGGGGTTCTGTGGCCATGCCATTGATTGTCGGTAGTTTTCGCTGTTGTTAATACCTTTAAGTGTCGTTATCCCATGTTGGGCTGCAATTTCAACCACTTTTAAGCACCATTCTCGAATGAGTGGTGTTCTACTGTCAGTCGTCAGGTACCCAATAGCGCGGTTATAAGCCGCCTGTATCGCACTAATACCACTGGAAGCGGTTAAATGCAATTTGGGTAATGTCCTTTTCACACACTGATAACTAGACAAGCAAGTCTCAGGGAAAGGAAAAACTCTTGACAAAAAGGTGGTTCGGGTATTACGTGGGTTTACCTGGGATTTTACAGTTAAGCCGAGATCTTTTACGACTTGGGCGAGCGCTTCAACAAATCCTGGTACGACTTGTGTTACGCCATCATCCCCTGCATATATTCCTAGCATCATCCACGCCCGTTGCGGTGCCAACCCTGCCTTTCGATAGGCACAGTAATTGACAAAGGCGTTGATCATGGTATTGGCATCAGTTGTTATTGGTGATCCTGATCGGGTGCCGTTACCTGCTTTGTATCGCATGCC